TGTAGATGACATAAACGTTATTAAAGAGTGTCTGAACCAAGCAGTACCTACTGCAGACATGGTGCTTACTTCGATTAAACGTGCCAGCCACGGGATTGAGACTGAGTTCCACGCTCTTATGTCAGTTACGAGAGAACGAAGAGGAGTCGTTCAGGATCTTCAAGGACTTAACGAAACTGTCTCAAAGCTGAGGAGACTCCATAAAAACTCTCAGACACTCAGCAAAAAGATAGACGGCATTCTCGATTCTGATGAGTATCAGATGTCCGCTGAAGAGCGATTGTCTGCATCAAAGCTATCTCAAGCAATTGAAGATAGGACTAACTCAATAGCAAAAACCATTAACGATCTCTCGGCATGAACCTCTCAAGAGAATTTATTCGAATCACAGCAGAAGATCCGATTGTCCTTTCCGTCAGCCCACTCTCTGATTTTCTTTGGGAAGACTTTGTAAGAGATACAAGGCCGATCGTTAAGTATCTCTCCGACAAAGTGAACATCGGTCAGTTATCTAGGCTTGGGAAAGAACTATATGATTTCTTGTATAACGGTGAGATTGTAACGCCATTGATAGAACTAGATGATATAGAAACTTATTTTCGAGCAAAACAAAACGGAGAGAGCTGCCCTTACCCCAAGAACTACAAACCCGAGAACTATTTTTGGGTCCGGCTCTTTACCGAGATAAGGGATTCAGCTTCATGGCCACAGCTTGCTGCGATTTCAACAGGTGATCAGTTCAACAGTGGTAACAATGCAATCAATATTCTCAATGAGCTTAGTGAGGCCATTCAGGACAAGCTCGAAGAACTGCAAGCACTGACGGAGAGCGATGCTGTTAAGGAGCTAAAGGATACACGTGAAGCTTTTAGCAAAGCCCAAGCAGCCTTTATGCAGTCTAAGTCCGACAAGGATCTCAGGCAGGCTGATAACTTGAGGAGTAAAGGTAAAGCACTCAGTAAGCAAGTAGAAGACGCTATGCAGCAGTTGTTCGACGATATAAAACCTGAAGTTAATAAGTCTGTCGATAAAGCTAAAAGAGCGTCTGACGATATGCAAAAAGCTCTTCAGCATCTGGCTGGAGATCAGAAGGGTAAAGGTACACACCTTAAGGACATCGATCAGAAACGAAAGTTAGCTAATAAACTCAGTAACAACCTAGGAATGAAAAAACTAATCAAACGATTAGGTGCTCTTAAACAAGCATGGTATGAAAGAAAGTTAGCAAAGGCTGCTAAGGCTAACTACTCAGATATTGTTGGAGCTAAGTTTTCAGACGAAGTAATTAAATCTTTTCCGGCTGAGATTGCCCTAGCTGCTACTGAAACAGGCAAAGCTCTCTTCGCTATTAAGTACGCTCAAAAAACTTTGTTAACTAAAGACTACGAAGCCAAAGTAAAACAACTAGACAAAGGTCCAGTGGTTATGTATATAGACATCAGCGGTTCAATGATGGGCGATAGCGAAACGTGGTCAAAAGCAATCGCTTACGTAGTAGCTGAAGAATGTTTAAACCAGAAACGTGAGATCCAGATACACCTATTTGATACTCAAATACAAAAGAGCATAGTTCTTGATAAGAACAGAAAGGATAATAGTAAACTTCTAGACTTTGTTTTGGGGTGGGTCACAAAGGGAGGGACAAACTTTTCTCCGGTCATCAACCACGCTCTTACTCAGTCAAACGTAAAAGGAAAGGCCGATGTCCTCTTGATAACTGATGGTCAAGCTTCTGCATCCAGACCTTATATCAAGCGTCTAACGGAGTTCAAAAAGGAGCACGGTGTGCAGTGGACAAGCTACAGTATCGGCCCAGTCTGCCCAATTTTAAAAGAGTTCAGTGACTATGTGTACTCTGTAGACATTACAGATGATCCAAAAAACTGCGAACTGTTTCAAAATGCTATGTAATCCCAGCTCCGCTAGCAATTCGAATTAAATTCTTGAACAGAAAAATTTAAATCGAATGAGCAAGTTTCAAGATATAGCTGAAATTAAAAGGATAGAAGCAGAATATAGTTCAAGCGCAGAAAGGTGGGAGCTGGAAGACTGGATGGCTCAGCAACTATTTGACCACTACAGAAAAGACGCAGAGCTAAACGAAGAGATGTTTCGCTTTGGAGATGCAGTGGTCATGTACTTACCTAAATCGCTGACGTTCAACATCACAAGGATTTTAGACAGAAACGTTCTAGAGCACTCTGTGTCACTACAGCAGTATCTATACTCTAACTATGGGATACAACATGTTTGTGAAATTAAAACAGACTTGAAGTTCTCAGAGTCAGACTTTGAACTCATGGCTATGCAGCTAGCCGAAGACATCGTAGGTTGGTATGAGAACATAACTTTGGTACTCCAAGCGGCATCAAAAGGTATTCTGTGAGTTAAAAATTAAGACAGTGTGAGATTTAAAGATGTGCATGTATTGAACCGATAATCTTTGCAAGTTCAGATCAAATCCACATGAACCTCTCTTTCAAAATCGGGGACACAACCCTAAATAGCAATGAGGCTAAAGCACTGTTGAGTGTCGCTGGTGAAGACGCAAATATTGTGGTCGATCTCGGGGAGTACGTGCAACCGAAACTAATCGACGCGAAGAGTCTTTTTAACCTGAGCGTTGCTTCAAAAAACGCTGCCCTCGCAAGCCTCGCAGCACGATTCGCTATTGAAGGAATCTCACTCACGACCGGTAAGAAAGGCAAGCGCAAAGCCATCACTCGCATTTCCGATCTTGAGTCCGTCGAAAAATTCTCTAACCCAGGAGAAGTGGTTGAGCAACTCATGGGCACTAAATCACTGAAGGCCATCGGAGCAGCGATGATCCTCGAGTCTCTGGCCCGTCACGACAACAGGACTCTTCGTCAGTTAGCAACAATCAGTATCAACCAACTGAGTCTGCGTCAGGACGTGGAAGCACACTTTGTGTGTTTTCGTGGGTTCAGGAAAGACTTCGAAGGTTTCTATCGGGCCGTAACCAAAGATGAGAGCACTGATCGGAGCCAGTGCTACCACGCGTCTCCGACATACACTGCGATGCGTGATGGAGCGGCTCTTCTTAAGAAGTGGGGACTGATTGACATGCAGCAAACCACTGAATTCGGAAGCAACGAAAAAGAGCTAGAAGGCAACAGCAAGCAGTTGCGTCGCCTGGTGTACCGTCTGACCCTGACTGATCTAGGGAAAGAAACCGTGGCACAATGGGCCGACATTCAGGACTTCGTGGCTAAACGGTGGGCTTTCCGCTCAAACAACTTGTCTTCTGTAGCAGCCTGAATCAAACTCATGGGCGTCCTAAGGGCGCCCTTTTCATATGAAAGTTTTTTACGTAACTACTCAAGATCAATTCAACAAAGCAGTCAACGAACTCAACGATATAAAGAAACTTTGCCTCGACTTCGAGACTACAGGACTGGATTCACACGTAGCTAAACCGAGACTGCTTCAGCTGTGTACCACAGACGCGAAGGAGCGGGACAGAACTGTATATGTGATCGACTTATTTAAAGTACCTGACTTTACTTTAATAAGACCCTTAATCGAATCAAGGGAGATGTTGGTTGGACACAACATCAACTTTGACTTTCAGTTTCTTTTGTCGATGGGTATCGACTACAAAGGAAAAATCTTCGATACATATTTAGCAGAGCGTTGTCTAAGGGCAGGGTTTAAAGAAAAGAAGGTCAGCCCTCAGGCTCAGAAAGTTTATTTCGCAGACGTTTCATGCTCGCTGAAAGCAGTTGCTGAGAGGCGCTTAGAGCTTGAGGTAGATAAGCAACAGCAGGTATCAGACTGGAGTAAAGAAGATCTCGACCTGGATCAGATCGAGTACGCAGCTAAAGACGTTGATATCCTTCCAAGCATCGCTGCAAGTCAGTTAAAAGAGTTAGCTGAGGAGGCGCTCCTCGATCTTTATTCACTTGAATCAAAATGCATCCGCCCGGTGGCATCAATGTGTCACAGGGGCTTCAACGTAGATGTAAGTAAGCTAATAGCACTAAGAGAGTCTATCAGTTGTGAACTGGAAAAAATCACTTTAGAATTTTGTTCTAAGCTCGACGATTCACTTCCACTCGAACTAAAACTTCCGAGAAGAGAGGATGGCTCACTTGCAATCGGCAAGAAACAACGAAAGGAATTCAACCCTGGGTCAGGCGTCCAGTGCATCCGATGCTTTACATCACTGGGTGTGGAACTACCAGTGTCTCCAGGAACAGGAAAGCCGACGCTTAACCAGATCCAACTTGCGGAGTTCGACAGCAGCGACCCGCTTCTCAACTTATTCAGGAAAAGAGTCAAGATTGAAACACGTCTGGAACATGTTGAAAAGCTTATTGCAAACATAAACCCCATAACTCATAGAATTCATTCTGGGTATAATCAGTATGGAGCTAACTCAGGTAGATTCACTTCGTCTGGGGCTAAGAAGACGAAAGCAAAGGAAGTAAAAAAACAATTTGCTATAAACGCTCAGCAGATCCCAAGGCATTCCGAGTTTCGTGAATGCTTTGTCGCCACACCGGGTCATCAATTAATTATCTGTGACTTCAGTCAGATCGAGCTTCGACTGGGTGCCGAGTTAATTGGAATACCCCAAATGATCAAAGCTTTTCAGGATGGGCACGATCTGCATACAGTTACAGCGAGTCTCATTTACAAGGTACCGATTGAAGAAGTCCAAAAAAGCCAAAGACAGGAGGGTAAAACTCTGAATTTCGCTCTGCTGTACGGCATGGGTTTCAGAAAGTACAAAACATATGCGGCACAGTCAGGAAAAATAATTTCGTTATCGGAGGCGAAGGTCTCACACCAGGCATTCCACAATGCGTACCCTCGCTTACGCCAGTGGCACAGAGAGCGTGCGGCAATGGTCGAGGACGGTTGGACTTACGTCAGAACTCCTTTGGGCAGGAGAAGACTGCTTTCTTATGACGATGCCACTATGACAGCCTGCGCTAATACACTTATCCAAGGTGCTGGAGCTGATATCCTCAAGCTGTCGTTAGCAAAATTAAGCCCTCACCTCGGTACTGATGCTCACCTAGTCGCCTGTGTGCATGACGAAATCGTTCTCGAAGTAGTCGAGGGCGAGGTCAATCACTACAAGGAGATTTTGGAAAAGTGCATGATGGAAGCAGCGGAAACGATCTTAAAGGTCGTACCTTCCAAAGCTGACGCCAGCCACGGGGATACCTGGGCCGAAAAATAAAATGCCTGAACGTAAAAGAAACCGAATGCAACCCAGTAAGCTCGCAGTTGGGGATCGTGTACTGCTTAATAAGAGCAACACGATTACTTGTGTCAGCGACTTCGCTTCAAAAGAAGTAAAAGATCGGATCGCAAAAGTCGCGGCAAGAGACAGAGTCGGTGTGGTGACTGAGGTATTTATAAAGACAAATGCTCGAGGAGCTAGAAGACACTTTGCCAACGTCAAGTGGGACGGTTCGTCTGTTGAGGGTTCCCATGAGCAGATGCGTTTACTTTTGATCGAAAAAGCAGCTGTCAGCCCCGTTCAAGTGGCCTCTACTGAATTTAAAAGTGAAGTAAAAAAACCTGAGAGCCAGATAAAAAGAGAGGAAAAGAGGGAGAAAGAAAGAGTCGAGATCAAGAACCTAAGATTCAGTATCAATAAAACAATATTTACGGCAAAGACCGAGGAGGGTTTCGTCGGTTGTGTCAGGACTCAACATGGAGTTTCTTTTACCCACGAGGCAAGCAAGACAGCACTAGAAGCCGCGAATAACGCCAGGAAATTAAAAGCTATCCTTGACGGAAGTGAAAAACCTCAGCGTAAAGAAAAACAAACAAAGTCTTGTAAAACTCAAGAAACTCAAAGCATTAAGGTAGAGAAGAAGGTAATCTTTAACTTAGGTCTTTACACTCTTGAAGAGACGAAGGCGATGCCTCTTTTAAGATTTAAAGAGGTCTGGGTCGTCACCAAGGGTGAAATGTATGTCAGTGATTGTTTTAATAAAAAGACCAGAAAGCTAGTGAGCTATACATCGCGTAGGGACAAAGCAAAGATTTTTGAATGTCACGAAGAAGCTAAAAGATCTATGCGTGTTTTAAAAGGCACTGTAGGTCCTGGTTTCGACCTTAAACGATTCTTCGTGGAAAATAAGTAAAATAAGTAAATCGACTAAGACTTATGGCTGTCCGATACGCTGGTGATTTTTTTGGTATCCCTCTTACCGCACCACAGGGATCAGAGAATTCAAGACTATTAAGTTATTTTCCTGATCTCAAGACACCTTCAAAGGCTTCAAAAACTCAGGAAGGAGCAAGGTCAGTGGGTGCTACGAAAGCGGTGACTCCTTTTAGTGGTTATAAGACATTCGAGGCTCCGAAAGAAGAACGGCAAACCACGCCGTTATTTTCAGGGTTTAAAACTTTTCGATAACGCACAAAAAAAGATTTAATATAAATAGTATTGGACTAGCGCTTAACCCCTCATGACTGACAGCTATAAAGGTCGAGGTAAACTGCGTCCCGCAGGGATGTTGTTTGGTTTAGATCTGAGTGAATTTTTCGAGGATGACGAAGGTAAAAGCTCAGGGGGGATGCAGGGCTTTCAACCAATAACCAAGACGACTACCTTTAATAAAGGACGTACGCCCACAACGCTCACGTATAAAGCTCCTTCACAGGCAGCCAACATCACTGAAGTGATCGGCTCAGCAATGGCGGCTCCGGTTGAGACGCCGGAAGCACCAGAGCCTGAGTTCAACCTTGTTGACGACTACCTCAAGAACTTCTCCAAGTACGACGTTGGCGAGCAAGGGTTATTTGGCGGTAAGGACGTTGATTATCTGAGAGGTCAGGGTGTTTCCGATGAAGACATTCGGGGTATTGCACAGCAGCGGTCCTCGGTTCAGCCATTACCTGCTGCTGTTTACCAACGTTTAGGTGGAGTAACTGCAGCCGAGCAGTCCACTCCTGACAGCCCTGGAGCGCAAACTGCCGCACAGAATTACCTGTCCGGTTCTGTCGACGTTGGTGAAAAGGGCATCTTCGGGGGTCAAGACGTACGTGCTCTGCTTGGACAGGGTATGAGTAAAAACGAAGTTATCGCCACAGCCAAAGCAATCCGTAATGCGGGGCAAACTTTACCCAATGCAGTCTTTAGGGAACTTGGTCAGTTCTAAAAGACAATACGCTAACTGCGTATAATTAACTTAAGACTCTCGTTTTAGATCGCGAAGATCATTATGGCCCAGACTCAAGCAGACTTTTTACGTAAAGCCGGTTCTAAGTTCGGGATCGATCTTCGCGGTCTTTTCGAGGACGAAGAAGGTAATGAAGTAGATACAGGTGGTTTATCACCTTCATTTAAGGTTACGAGCCATTTAAAAGGCCGTGGTCCTAACACTCTCACTTACAAGGCTCCAAGCGAACCTGCACGAACTGCTGAATTCAGCCTAACTTCACCTTCGGAATATACTCCGACGACGGCTCCTAAATTCCAGCCTGAAGAAGCCGAACTTAAGAAATACTTTGGCGAGGTTGGCGGTGTCGGAGTAACTGACATCGGGATGCAGGGCTTCGGAATGAAGGATTACAACGCTGCAATTGATGCAGGTTACGACCCGGAGAGCATCAAAGAATGGGTCATGTCCAACAAAGAGAACCTTTACAACATCGGACCAGACGCACAGAAGAAACTCGGAATTACCGGTTACGTCAGCACCAAGCCTGGGGTCTTTGATTACGGAGCAGCTGGTGGTGCAGGTTTTGGCATGGAAGATTACAACGCTTTAGTAAAACAAGGTGTTGCTCCCGAGACTTTGCGTACCTTGGCTAAACAAGCGCCCACGCTGGGGTCGGAAGCAGCAGCACAACTAGGTATCTCTGCTTCTCAAGGCCAACAAGCGGAAGCTGCTCGACAGCAGGTCGCCTCTATGCCTGCGCCCACGTACACTCGTCCGAGCACTCCCACCTCCACTCCAGTCACTGGATACGGTCTGGGTACAGGAACTGGAAGCGGTTTTAACTACGCCGCTTTTGGTGGAGGTGGCTTTGGCTTAGCTGATGTTAAAGCTCTGCAATCTCGCGGAGCTTCTCAAGCTGACATTAAACGCATCGCTCAGGGCGCACCTGGCGGTCAAATTGGATCAGGTGCTCGAGCCCTTCTTGGTCTTTGATCCTCTACAAAATGAAAAGGGTGCGGGCATATCCGCACCTTTTTTAATGTGTAATTGTATGATGCTTCAAAATAAAAATGTTAGGTGGAGCTTACCAAATACACGTTGAGACTTAGTAGAAACGGTAGTTCTATAAATCTCTCACTCACTGCAAACGATATGAACCACGCTCAGGCGCAGAGCATGGACATAAGCAGAGCTTTAAAAGCAGATAACACTTCACTCCTCTACGAACCTTTTGAAGAGTGTGAACTTTCAAAACTATTTCGAAAGTTGGCGTTTAACGAATACACCCATGAAAACTGCGAGATATGGGAAAATTCGTTCTGCAATGAAGTGCCTGTGATTTATGCCCTAAAAACCAGATACTACATACGTCCCATGGTATTAGATTATCTAGAGATACATAGAGACGGTTGCGTAAAACCGTCCTGTGGTAACAAGACATGTATTAACCCGTACCACAACTCTTACAAGAAAATGAAGGGATCAAAACTTGGTGACGCAGACATAAATCTTGCAGTAGCATTCGCAAGCCAAGGCGTCCCCATTAAGGAGATCGCCAAGGTGCTCAAAGTTAACCGCTCAACGATCTACCGAACGTTAAACCGTGAACATCTTCACTCTGGGTCTGCGTGTAACTGACACAGCAGATACCGACGAGAACAAAGTCACACATGTCTTAGCTGAGTCTCTTCCCTCCAGCGACAAACGTGTAATCACCAAAGTTCAGCTCTCAACTAAAGAAGACCACTACGTCGGGAAGATTCTCAAGACGCTGGTGGAAGGTCAAACCGTACTTGCTCTCGGCCCTACAAAGGCAACTCCTGACGGTGTGCTGCAGATGCAGCCGATGCTTGTCGTAACAAAGGACAATTGGGACGACCTTCTGGCTGTAAACCTGTTTATTGCCACGGGTGGCCTCGGCCCTAAAGCGGACGAAAACACTGTGGGTGACAACACAGTCACAAACCGATCGCTCGCTTGGCAGGATGAAAAGGGCGAGACAGCTTGGTTCAAACTCACGGCCTGGGACAAGCTATCTACTCAGCTCTCTGAATTAGCTCCAGGTACCCCGACTATTGCGGTCGGTCGCGTTAATACGTCGGAGAAGGACGATCGCAAGTTCCTTAACTACGGAGTAGATAAGGTTCTTTACCTCCCTCGCAGCAAAAAAGCTGCACCAAAACAAGCAGCTGATCCCGACAAAGGTGTCGTTTCGACTGCTGCTCTCGGTTCAATTGATTTCTCTCTCTGATTAACGATCATGGTTTTTATTGCTGGAAAGTTTGACGCTGATGAAATCCTCTGCCAAGTTCCTCCGCACACGCTCAGGATCGATCTTCAAGCACGTCGTTGGAAATCCGACAATGACCCTGAGTCGGCCATTACTGACTCAAACGACAACGGCATACCGATTGAGTTCATCCTTCTTGGGTTTACGCCCTATTTCGGTAACCTCGGTATGCGTTCGCACGAAGAGTTTATTCGTATTAGTTACATTGGTGTTACGCCTTCTCACCGTCTTCTTCCTCCACGGTGCGTATGTACGAGTATCATCAGTGGCAAATCGAGCCAGAAAAACTTTATTTCGTACTTCCAAACCCTCTACAACAACCGAATTAACGTTGGTGAAGTAGTAACATCAACCAAGTTTGCACAACGTTCATTCAATGAACGTGATCCAATCACTGGCGCAGACGGGGCGAAGATTAACTACAACGTTCTGGAGTTCAAAGATCGTCCCGCTCAGAGCGACGAAGAGAAACAGCTCATCGAGGATGTCTCTGTTTGGCTCGAAAGTCAAGGAGATCTGGTGGCATCTGCTCTACGTAGCTGTATCCCCGGCTCTAATTTGGTTGAGCTACCTTTGGGACAAGACCACGCGGCCATTAAAGAAGCGTTTATTGAGGCTAATCCAAAACGTCTCGAAGGCGACTCCCCCAAAGGATTAGCTGCGTTGCCTGCTGATGCAGGTACACCAGGAAAAAAACCTAAGCAAGATCCGCCTTCAGCTAAGAAAGATGAAGGCGAGAAGGAGCTGACCGATGAGCAGAAGGCAGCCCTAAAAGCTGCGGGTCTCGAGTTTTAAAGCTAGACTCTCGTTAAGGGGTAAGGTTTAGGAGCACACAAGTGCTCCTTTTTTATTGCATTCGAATCAAGTCGCCGAAGGACGGAAGCTCAATATCGTTAAGTATGCAGTATTCACATATTTTCTGAAGAAGCGTTCCTCTGATAAGGTAATTCGTATGAACTAAACTCAGTACCTCACGAGCGTCTTCTGGCCCTAAGTCCAAAACCTTATCTACGAATACACGATGTTGAAACTCCTGTTCGTAAGAAAGGTAAGAGCGAAGCTTCTCTAATAACTCTTCCGACATGACCTCCTTCTACAGAGTCCCAAAATATATTTTCGATCCTATCGGGAAAACTGGCTTGGTCAAAGGAAAAGTACTTCTTCCTTCAGACTACGACGGTGAGCTAGCCGCCCAAGTGAGGAAATTTAATGTCGATGATGTAACTATAAACAGAAACCCCGACAACGTACTAGACCTTGATTGGTGGTCAAAACAAAAAGATCAGTTTGATTGGGTAGTCGCAATCACACAAGGTGACAAGGATAAGGCTCAATGGATTACAGAGTGCGGTATGCAGTCCGCGAAAAACGGTCTCTGTATCCTCGATCGACTTACTTTTCTGGAGCCCACGCGGAATCGCGAAGACTTTCTCCTTAACACCTCTCTTGCGAATATTAAGATTTTGAGTCCAAGGCCGTCATTTCGTGCGGACAACAAAGCTACAAAAGACTCTGTAACCTCAGCGTGGTTTGTATTTCATAGAGCGGGTGCGGCGCTAATAAGTACCAACATAGATTTCGAAGTAGGCTGGCACCGTCCTCAAGATCTAAAGCTGTGAGTAAGCGGCTCCTCGACCGGATTGAGAAGCTGATTGAGCTTCAAGAGAAACAAAATTCAAAGCTTGATAAAATCACTGCGCTTCTAGCAGGTACTCAGTTACTCACAGAGTGTGTTGATTATCAAGGTAACGCACGCTCATCGGAAGACTGTGCGGAGATTGTTATTGAGGGCTTCTCAGCAGCTCTGTGCCTGATGGGCGAGATAGATCAACGCACGAAAGAATATCAGTACCAGAAACAAGAGTTTTTTATTGACGAAGAGGATTAAGTGCAACCTCAGAAATTCGTCTTAAACTTATACTAATTTGACACGTATATTGTGTCCGACACTCGCGTCACTATCAATGGTAGAAGACATTACATCTGTAATGGAGTACCAAAACCACTGCCCTCAGTAACTTCGGTCTTAAGCGCCACTCAAACGGAGGCAACTAGAAAAAAGCTAGAGCACTGGAATAAGATGAACCCCGGCGCTGCTGACGCTGCAGCAGAACGTGGTACTTGGATCCACAACAGTGTTGAAAACTATCTAAGAGGTCTGAGGGTTGTCCCTCCTCAAAATTATGCTCCTTTCTGGGACGGGATGCCTAGTCTCTTAGACGACCTTCTTGATGGCGGAAGAGTACTTTGGTCTGAGAAACCTTTTAACCAACCTGCATGGTCAAAGTACGTCGGAGACGACGGAGTGGGCCGCATTCATTATTATGACGAAAATACAGGTTACGGATACGCAGGGTGCTGTGACCTTATCTATATGAACTCAAACGCCGAGATAATCTTAGCGGACTTTAAAACAAGTAACGGACCTTACTCGGCACGCTTCCCTAACAAGAAAGCAAATGTAGACGAAAAAACTCGCAAAGCTCTTATCTCAGGGGTATTTAAAACAAAGAAGACAAGACTTCAACTGGCAGCGTATAAAGCCGCAGCAGAAGCCTGCCTGGGAATTAAAATTGAAAAGACTCAAATTATTGTTACTACTGCAATTAAAGAGTTCAACACTCAGATCTTTACCTTTGGTCCTAGCGAAGTAGAGAAAGACGAAGAGAGTTGGTTCCAGGTCGTGAAGGATTACTACGAACAACAGCCGTCGACGTAGAATCAGGATCACCAAAACGGGCAACCTGACAGGGTCTTCACCCTTTTTTCAGGATTTTTTCCCCGAATCCAGGCCATACTGTAGGCGCTCAGCGACACTCCATGAACTTTATTTGCTCCCTCAACCCTGGGGTGGTTCCCTTCCTCCACGCTGAGACGGGCAAGATAGAAGCTGGCGGGAACTTTAAAGCCTTTAACGAAGGTTGGGAAGCGAAGGAGCTTGACACTAAATCTTTAGTAGACCAGCTTGGGAAAAAATATGGTTTATGTGCGTGGCACCTCCAAGACGGCAAGAGAAAAAGTAAAGCGACGGGCGTAATTAAAGCTGGATTAATCATCGTAGATATTGATAATCAGGCTGACTATAAGGATGAGAAAGGAAATAAAGTTCAGAAGCAAGAGTTAACTGTAGAAGAAGCTCTCGAGCTTGATGTCTGTAAAAAATATTTGACTGTTGGCTATTACTCTCCTTCCGACAAAGAGGGCTGGCCAAGGTTTCGTCTGGTGTTCGGACTAGAAACACCGGTCATCAACCCGGCTTTCTATCAGTGG